AAAAATCCATATGCCAAACGTACTCGCTTTCGGATACCTGAGAGCGACGTTCTTGCAGTCAAGGAGCGATTGAATGAACCTGTTTTCTCGTAAGAGTGTTCGGTCCGCTTTGTGGAAGAATGCATATAATCAGAAGCAGATTCCGGGATTGGAGCCGTTCTTTTGGCTGGCTGTTATCTTGATCGTTGTTGCTGTCTTTAAATAGCTCGCTCTCCATGCTGAAACATGGAGAGCGTAGTAATGGGGGCAAGTGTTGGTGGTACTGCACCTTTACAACTTAGCCCACAGAGCGGGTGATGGGACTCGAACCCACGATATCATGCTTGGGAAGCATGCGTTCTCAAGTCAAGATACACGCAGGGTTCTATGTATTATAGTCATGGTTCAATAATCCTGCAACGGGCAGGTATTGGCGCATGGTTTCCAATTTCAGCGTGCGCGTGTAGCGCACTATCATATCTGTGTTGCTCCATCGTCCACCGTCCATAAGTATCCTTTCAGGCGCGCCCATGATTGTGGCGAGAGTCGCAAATGATCGGCGCATGTCGTGCGGCGAGAGTTTGATACCAATGTTTTCTCCCCATGCTTTCACAATTGTATTTAGTCCTTCCGGCGTTAGACCTTTGCCTGTGTGAATGTTCGTAAATAAATTTCCTTGACCATCGGCAATGGTTCTGTAATTCATCCAGTGGCGGATATGCTCGGCGGTTTCCGCCGAGAAGATAGCTGCTTTCCACTGGCCGCCTTTGACCAGGACCTGCAGGACTCGTTTGTCCAGATCGGTGTCTGACTGTTGGAGTCTGCATAGTTCGGATGCTCGTAATCCGGTGTCCAAGTCAAGTGAACAGATAGCTAGGTCGCGTGCTCCCTTGGCGGTGTATGTGTTGAAGGATGCCAGTAATTTGATCGCTGTTTCAGGATCGAGCGAGCGTTGGGGTTTACCGACGATCCGTTTTATCTTTGCATCGAGGGCGGGATGATGATTTCCATAGTTCCAAGCCAGATATTTCTTGATCGCCGCCAATGCAACGCATTGGCGGCTGTTCCCCCATCCGCTTTGAGTAATTAATTGAATCAGATCCGCCGCGCAAAGCGCGGCTGGATTACTGACCTGCGAAAGTATCGGGATGATCGTTGCGCGATAGGTGCGTTTGCTGGTCTCGGCGTAATTGAAAGCCGAAGAAAGGAAGTTGTCGATATTCATTTATCTTCTCCATGATGGCATTATCAGCCTGGCTTACCCCGAGGCTGTGATGTGTGGCTGGTGATTGGCGTCACCAGTGTGAAGGATGCGACTGCCCGCCCAGCAGATCAACCACGAAGAGCGTGGCGGAGCAGTCGCACAATAATATTTTACTAGAGAAAGGAAATTAAATGAATAAATATGTTCGAGAGAATAAAAATAGCAGGCGGATTGATGTCTTGATTGCGTTTCGCAACAACCCGGGTTCCAGCGTTCGTGAATTGGCTGAGTGTGTAGGTATGTCTGTCTCGGGTGTCCATTATCACTTGGATAGTTTGGAGCGCGAGGGATTGATCACTGAGCGTAATCATAAGGTTGGCAGACCTGGGAACTATAGAAAGTCGAAGGTTGCAAAGCGTATTTCTGGCGAAGAACTTTCGATGGTTCGGATGGCGGCGGCAAAGAAGCCGCGCCGACGCGATACAGATGATGCCCTGCAGAGGTGTATCGATGCAATTGTTGCACGAGCGACAGGTTTGAAAGGAGGCTGATAAGGTAAATTGGTAAGGCTGTTTCAAAATCAAAACTAAAAGGAGATCAACCATGCGAAATGAAAATAATGGATTAGGTAAGACCGTTGCCATCGGTCTGGGTGTCATCATGGCGATTGTAGTCCTTGTGTTTCTAGGACTGCATTCGCTCAATTTTTTCACCTTTACGTTTGTTGGAGGACAAGAGATATATGCCTGGCTCGGGTTCGGATTGACTAGCGGAGGCTTACTGGCTTATGTAGCCAAGTATAAATTTTATAGTCCGTCCCGCCTGAGTCAGTTTGTCGATCTTGGAATGATCATCGTGTGCCTGTTCGGCGAACTGGCAACAGCCGGCTTTGGGATGCGGCTTGATTCGATGAAAGAGGCTGGACTTTCATTGACGAAGCAGGATATCGACATGATGATCCTGGCTGTGCAAGCTCTTGGTTTTGTCCATGCGATTGCGTTGATCATCGAAGTAGTGGGCGATCAGATTGGCGATGATTTCAAAGTTCATCCCATGCTGGCAAACGATACGGTATTTGAGCCTGCGTCGAAGAAGTACGAGCAGTCGATCCCTGCGCCTGTTTTGAAAAAGGATGAGTCGATTTCGGCGGATGCCCCTTTTTCTGGATGAGTCAGCGACGCAGTGGAGAGAGCCAGGCTCGATCCCTCTTTACTGGCAAACGACGCCCCAGAATAAATGTTCGGTGTCCTTGTTGTGACGAATGGTTTACTACTACGTTCGACAACAAGATATATAAGAACGAGGCGCATAAGAAGCGCTATTACCGTCAAGTGTCCCGATACGTGCAGGGATAAATTCAATCTGGATGCGCCTAGGGAGCGCGTCCAGATTGAAGGAATAAACATCGCGTAGTCAATAAAGTAAGTGAAAAGGAGATAGGAGCATGTTTAAAAGAAAACTCATAAGTCTGCTTTTTATCCTGGCTTTTTCAAGCCTGGCTTGTTTACAAACCGCTGTACTGGCAGAGTCTGTTTCCACCGGTGGCGCGCCGACTGCTAAGGATCTGGGCTGGGTTTTGTCTATTCCATCCGTGTCGTTGCCTTATGTGACGAATGGGGAGGAGGCGCAGTTGTTGGATGGCGTTAATTCTAATTGGCGGCAGGTACGCCGTGGAGAAATGATTGGCTGTCCCAGGTCTAAATATCTCTCGACTGTGGAGTGTGAGTGATGCAAGCGCAAATGGTTGTACAGTCTCTGCAGGGAACACGCGCGCAGATACTGTTTGCATTTCTCTTCGCTGGTCATGCGATGGACGTGTCGGAACTAATGACTTGGACCGGCAGAGATCGCAAGACTCACTATGGTCATTTGGATGCTCTTTGCGCTATTGGATTACTAGCAAGGCAGACACAAGCGCATGGGCGCGATGTGTTTCTGCTTGGATCTGAAATGCTGCCTGCATTAAATGGGTGGGCTGAGCAGATCGGGAATGGAGTTAGGGAATTGCCTGATTTCCAGATGTCCGAAAAGCGGACATCTGGAAATGCTGTTGTTATTATTGATCCTCTCTCTAAAATAGAGTCTAGTGTTAATAATAATAATAAGGGTCAGGTGTCGGAAAAACGGACATCTGCCGAAATGAAGGCTTTATTGGAGGCTCTTGCTCGGCACAGGATTGTTGGTAAAAAGAAAACTGAGTTAGTGTGCTGTGAGTGGGTGAGCGCTGAATATGTTCTTGCTCACGTCGAATTTTCCAAGTCGGAGGGGCGCGGAAAGTACGCGGTTGGCATGGCTATCACGCGGATGCTGGATGAAGTGGATCAACCTGGGCGACGGGAGAATGGTCATATCGAGAATTGCGAGTGTGAGCAATGCGTTGGCGTCGTTTCGCTTAGTAAATATAAAGATTTATCCATAGAATCCAGTTGTGACGACGATATGGAATGGACTTGCATTTGGCAGGATGACATTGTAGGAACGAATTTGAAAACTGGTTTTTGCGGAAAAGCGGTTCGAGATGGATCTCATCGCTGGTGTGAAGATCACTATATTGATGATGAATAAAAAGGAGAATTGATAAAGATGAACGGTTTTGGGAATCTGGTGTACAGTATGCGCAATGCTCAAAAAGATTATCGCAGCCGTCGCACGCAGAAGTCTTTACAACGGTCTGAGCAGTTGGAAAGACTGGTGGATGTTGAATTAGAGAAGTTAATCATCGAGGAAGAGAGGCTGAGTCAATTGTTTTTAACCGACCAAAATAAGACAGGTAAAGTAAAACTTTTGTGTGGTCACGGTGAAGTAGATATTTTATATCCATGTGGAACTGTGAAATGTGGAGAATGTGGATCCGTGACGCCAATTCACAAAGTTTCTAGAGAAGTGGGTGGAGAATGAAAGTTATCTCAGCAACTAGAAGGCAGATTGTTTTACACCCATCGAAGCATGATGAAAATTGGAGAGCGTTTATTTTCGATATTGGAATCATTCCAGATAAACCCACTCCAAAGAAAGTTGTTATTCAAAAGAAGGTTGGCGCTTACCTTCTTTCGTGGTCAATGTCTTGGGCGAAGTTTCTAAAACAAATCTGCATTGATACGGTTGTTATCATAGAGAAGTCTGCTTTCAAATATGAGAGCCGCCGAACAAAAAGCGTGAAGGCGGACGGCATGTATGGTCGGGGTATGGATGGCTCTTGGGTTGAACGTTGAGAACCCCATTTCAGTAAGCGGTGACATCCATCCTGCCGCCGCTTACGCAAAAGCTGGGTGGACTGTTCCGCCGAAAGGAAGTCATGGAAGAAAAAACGTATGTCCCATTTTTGAATTGTGGCTGGAAATTATCTGATGATGGCTGTTGTTCTCACCCTGAAAACGCTACCCCTGAATGTCATCAGTTTATTTGCCCCATCAAAGTCGCCCAACAAAGCGTGCAGTCGGACGAAACTCACTGCGCTTGCAAAGATGAGGCATTCATCAATGACGAAACTCCTGGTTGCTGTGGTAATTGTGGCAAACCGTTTCGCCACTAACGCTTGCCGTTAGCCCAACAAGGAGTAAATGAAATGTGGAGAATGAGAATGGAAGATTTTGCAAAAGAGTTTATAAAAGAGTGTGATTTTAAATACAGTCAATCGCAAATGACCGCGATTTTTGAGTTCGCCGATTGGCTAGAAAAACAGCGCGGGCTAACAAATCGTGCAGTTGAGGGGGTACGGGCGTGCTCCGATTGCAAAGAGATTGAGCAGGATGGAGTTATCCATCATAAGCGCGGGTGTTCAACCGTCGTACCCCGCAACTAACGCAAACCGTTAGCCACCCATAAAAGGAGTTTGAAATGTCGAAAGCAAATGTAGATGTGAAAGAGTATGAAAAGCTGGAAGATGACATCATCGAAGAAGTAGCAGCCGCAATTGGTGATCTATGCGAGGGCGATGAAAAGTCCATCATCAAAGATGTCCAGCCGCCTGAGTCGGTTATTCAAGCAATGGCTCGTGCCGCCGCCGCTGTTCTCATCGCCTTTGTGCATGGGGATAGGCTGGGTGGCTAATACAGTGTATAATTAACTAAGGACAGACCTGCTTGTATTGGGTCTGTCCAACTTTCTACAAGCAGGTCTGCCGGTTGGCAGACCTTTTTTGTTGTAAGGAGTTTGATGACTGGTCATATCGAGGCGACTGTTAAATGAATACTCATTTTCCGACCCTGCCGCATTTAAGAGTGGTGCAAGCCTGGGGCAACGCAAACCCGAAAATGTATCCCAATGGGCGGCACATGGGCGTGGATATTGCCGGACCTGTGGGTTCTGCCATTTATGCCGTCTGTGTGGGCGTGGTCTATGAAGTCAATCTAACTGGCGGACATGGATATGGGCGGCATGTGATTATCGAGCATGGTAATTTCAGGACGTTGTACGCGCACTTGCATGAGGCGCATGTCAAGGGCGGCGATATCGTCGAACCCGGAACCGTGATCGGCACGATGGGAGGCGACCCGAACGACAGCGACAAGATAGATGGCGCGAGCACGGGTCCGCATCTGCATTTCGAGGTGATCCTGCCCAGCCAGCCGCAGACAGATTTCGTCAAAACATTTGCGGGGTATACGGTCGATCCAATCGCATATCTTTTGCATAATTTTATCTTGCGACCGATCAAGCTCGGCACAGTTAAGGCGACGAAAGGCGTGAGAGTGCGCATCTCAGCAGGAACAGACGACGATAAAAACACGATTATCGGCGCCGTGAAATACAAAGATACTGTTGAGATTGTTGAAGTGAAAACGGCGCTTGGCGACACCTGGTGTCGTGTCCGCTCCCTGCGAGACGAATGGGTTTGTGCGGTTTACAAAGGGGAGGAATTGATCGCATTGAAAGATGCTCCGGTGGTGGTGCGTGATGAGCCGGTCGAACAGCCCGCGCTCGATGAGCTAGCCATTCGTATCAATGAGATCGAGAGCTTGATCGCTTATTTGCAGGTTAGAAAAATGGGGCTTAAGTGAGAAATTATGATTGATCAGACCGTTATTAATTTATTGGTGCAGATACCACTAGCGGGGATAGTTGTATTCCTGACCCTTCGTTTTCTGATTCACCTGGAAAAGATGAACTCGAATTTATTTATATTTCTTTCTAAAGAGGCTGAAACAAACAGGGAGTTTCTAAAAACACAGCGCGAACAAATGAATCAGTCGATTGGTCGATTGGCGGAGCAGATCAAATCTTTGCGTATTAATATTGCGATGCAAAGCTCTGAGCGGCGGCGGGATGGCGGGTAAAGTAGGTAATAAGAATGCGCTGAAACACGGGATATTCGCGAAGCGTATCCGGGTAGTTTCGGACATTAAAGAATTGGAGTCGATGAGCAATGACAGTAACGAGGCAGAATTAGCTCATGCGCGGGCGATGCTTGCCGACGCCAGCGACCGAAGAAATGGAGCTAAGATCGACGATGATCGTTTGAAATGGGATTATGCCTGCCGGCATTGGTCGGAAGTGATCGACAATATGATCTATCGCAACCTTAATAAAAGTGAGACTGAAATGATGATCTTCAATACCCTGCTCGATGCTGTTCGAGCGGCGAATGATAAACAGAATGTCAAACGGTGAAATCGCAATTATCCAAAGCCGCTGCCCGTCAGTTGAAGGAAGCGGCGACCAGTATCAAACATTTTTCGAAATGGTTGATCGGTATTACCCTGCGACCCTATCAATTGGAAGCCGCAAGCGCGATTATCAAATCGGTGTTTGCGCGCGATGGCATGACATTTGTGATCGTGTTCTCTCGCCAGTCTGGAAAGGACGAGCTACTTGCAATCCTGTTTCTGTTCTTACTCATGCGTTTCTCGGATTGGGGCATTGATATGATCTGCGCACAGCCGACATTCAAACCGCAGACGATCACGGCGATGGAGCGTATCTTGAAGCGCGGTTATAACTTTGGCAAGAGACTGCGGCGCACGGCTGGCTATATAGTTCGATTTATGTCTGCGAGAGTCAGTTATTTTTCTGCCGATCCGAGCGCGAATGTGGTCTCTGCGACGGGGCGGTTGATCGTTATGAACGAAGCGCAGGATATATCCGCTTCGATTGCGGACGGCAAGTTTATGCCGATGGGCGCGAATGAGAACGCTACGAGAGTCTATTCTGGCACGCGCTGGACCGCCGATACCCTGCTTGAGCGTGAGTTAAAGATTGCTTTGGCGGCGCAGAAAAAAGACGGTGTGAAGCGTGTCTTTATGGTGGATGCCGACCAGGTGCGCAAATCAAATCCCTGGTATGGGAAGTATGTTGACGCCGAGGTCAAGAAGATGGGGCGTCAACATCCGCTGATTAAGACGCAGTATTTCAATGAGCTGATAGATTCACAAGTGGGGATGTTCAATGCCACCCGCCGCGCCCTGATGCAGGGCGATCAACCGGCGCAGGATGCGCCGATACCTGGGCATATCTACGCCTTCACTATTGATGTATCGGGACAAGACGAGGCTTTACTTAATCTAGATGGCATGGGCAACCCTGGGCGGGATAAGACTACGCTTGACATCCATGATATTGATCTCTCCTCTTTGGAGTTGTTGCAGGCTCCGACTTATCGCTGTGTGAAACGGTTGGCGTGGCACGGTGAAAATCATGTGGACATTTTCGGCGCTCTCTGCGCGCTATATGATATTTGGAATCCGCTCTACATTGTGGAGGACGCTACCGGAGTGGGCGAGGGGTTGTGGGGGATGTTGTTCAAAAAATATCCAACCAAGACGCTTGGCGTGAAGTTCACGCAGATGAAGAAATCTGAGATCGGTTGGGCATATATGGGGATCATTAATACAGGCAGGTTTCACGATTGCGCGACGTCGCCGGAAGTGCAGATGCAGTATGACAAATGTCAATCCGAAGTTTTGCCTGGTCCTGGGAAGATCCTGCGGTGGGGAGTCAAGGATGGCACGCGGGGCGCTGGCCGTCAGTTGGTGCATGATGACTGGATATTAGCAGACGCGCTTATCACTGAACTTGATGGCTTGGAATGGTATGCAGCTTCGGAAGAGACGGTCAGTATTCAGGGGATCGATCCCCTGGATGCGATGGATGGTCACTATGGCTAGAAAAATAATTTATATCAAAAATCCAAAGTCTGGTTCAAACTTCCGTACTATTGGCGGTGCAGGTCCGAGCGCTCCAAAACAATCTAAGACGCCAAAGACGCCAAAGACGCCAAAGACCAAGTTAGTTGATAACAATGGTTTTATAAATGGTCTTACTGATGCATTCGGCAATTCGCTTTACGGAAATAATGCATCTCCTGGCTGGCAGATCAACAATCCGAAACCTCAATTTGACAACAACACTAGTTATTCGGGATTGAATTTTGGGACTGCACCTGACTATGGGGTAGGTCCTACTCTTACAGACTTTACTGACCCGTTTAAACCACCTGAAACACTCAGGGGGGTAATCTATGACAGCTTGCGTGGCGTGGGACCAAAAGGAAATATTCAGTGGCTGCCCTTTACTGCCGGAAGTTTTAAACTAATCCATACTGGTAATTATCCAAGTTGGAAGGGCGACCTTCGGACTACAACACTCGCGCCCAATCGTAATGATCCACGCCCGTGGTGGGCGCGATAGAGGACACGATGGCAAAAAGAAAAACTATTAAGCAATTGGAATCTGAAATACAACAACTGAATGACGCTCTCGCTTATAACGAGACGGATCCTTTTTTCTTCGCGCAATTGAACATGCGCGGGATCTATCAATCCCGCGAAAATTGGGACCGCGAAAAGATACTAGAGGAATGCCTGCGCGCCTGGCGCGTTAATCCCCTGGCTAGGCGTATCGTAAAGATGACCACATCGTTTGTGATTGGCAAGGGGGTTGAGATAGAATGCGACGACGAATATACAAACGATTTTCTTCAAAAGTGGTGGACTGACCGGCAGAATAATTTTACGAAGAATTTCAAGCGTTGGATGGATGAGCAGACGCGCTCTGGTAATCATTTCTTTTTGTGGACAGTCGTGCCATCG